CGAGCGGCGCGCATGACCAACGCCCGACACCAGTGGGCGGCGCACTACGCCGCCGTCAAGGCCAGGATCGCGACGGGGCAGCGCCCCGGCGCAGCAACGCCACCAGCGCCATCAGCAACGCTACTAGCGCCGCCAGCAACGCCGGAAGACCCGCCGGTCCTGTATAGGACCGACACGGCTTGGATACGGCTCACGCGGGCCGAACGGGCGGCGCTGCCACACGTCCAAGCCCGCGCGGCCAAGCTAGTAGGCAAGGCCGCGCGGCAAGCCGCGACGGCTGAGCGGATGGCGCGCTACCAGCTGACGCAGGAGCAGCTCGCCGAGCTGTGCGCGGACATCACGGCCGCGCACAAGACAACGTGGCTGGTGCTGGTGGGCCGGTCTCCGGCTGCCGTGCACCTGCGGCCACGGCTGGAGGTCTACCGGCGGCTGCTGGCGCTGGGTTGGAGCTACACGGCGATTGGCAAGGCCTGCGGCCGGGATCACTCAACGGTCATGTATTACATCAGACGATGGGGGACGACAGATGAGCAAGCACAAGCCTAAGACACAGCATCCGCAGGCGCAGGACGCGCCACAGACGATAGAGCAGACCCTACAGGACCGCGAGGCGACGCACGGCGCGTTTGAGGACGTTGCGGCCTACGCGCAACTCATGAAGGAGATCCTGCGCAACTCGAACGGCTACCGCAAGATGACCGACGCGCAGCGCGAGTCCTGCGAGGCCTGGCTGTTAAAGACCGCCAGAATCATGGCTGGCGATGTCGATTATGACGACCACGCGCATGACATCGCGGGCTATGCGACCCTGTACGTGCGGGCCTGTGGCGCCCGGCGGGCCGACCGGGCAGCGGCTGACGCGGTCGCGGAGCTGGAGGCGGCGATGGCCGCGCCGCGCTACGCGCCCGGCGACGTGACGGTGACGCTCGTCAACGGCGCGGCCGCAGCGTGAAGCCGCACGCGACGCGGGCCGCGTTTGAGCGGATCAAGCGCGCGGCCTGCGCCGAGTGCGAGATCGACACGGCGACGTTCGATGGCCGGTCACGCGTACACGCCGCCAGCACCGCTAGGCACCTCGCGTGGTGGCGAGCGCGCGACAGCCTGCTGGTCTCGTATCCGCAACTGGGCCAGTGGTCTGGCGGGCGCGACCCGACGACCGTCTGGCATGGCGTGCAGTCGTTCGACGCGTGGCTGGACGGGCGGGAATTTGAGGACGGCCTGCGCAAGCGCACGCGAGCGCGGGAGCACTATCAGACGAAGAAAGCAAGGGGCGAGATATGAGCAATTACTCATCACCAACACGACATCCAGTCACGGGCGCGATCGAGATGGCAGACTGGCTGGACGACCACGACGGGAAGCACCGCTACGGCGTGCGTTTCCCGTCAGATGGCAAGATTTACGGCGGGCACGAATGCGTCGAAGTCAAGCCGCGCGAGATGATGGACGAGATCGAGCGGCTGCGGGCGGCGCTGCATGAGTGGGATGCCCTCATTGAGCATCAATATAGCGGATCGCGTGAAGCCATGTCTGACATGACGTATGCCGCGCAGCGTACCGCTCACGTGTTGCACGGGAAAGAACCGTGGCCGATGCAGACGCGCGTCGAAAAGTTGGAAGCGGCGCTGCGGGAGATAGAAGATTGCGATCTTGATCCAAGGCTGAGCCGTCAATCGTGCGTTGAGCAGTTGCAGTCAATGGCCCGCGCCGCGCTTGCAGGGGAGAAGACAGATGTCTAACGATATCGTGGCGCGACTGCGCTCTTATGCTTATTTAGATGACACCGTCTATAATCAGTGGGTTTACAGGGAAGCCGCCGACGAGATCGAGCGGATGCGGGACGCACTGCGCCGCATCTCGCACGCGCCGTGCGGAAAGATCTACTGCGCTGACGGACACGAGGAAGCGGTGCTGATCGCCCGCGCCGCGCTTGAGGGAGAGAAGAAAGATGATGCTGCGACTTGATCCGCCGCTTCCCGTCGTGACGCCCCAAGGCAAGGGGCTGGCGCACGTCCTGCTCGACTATGGGGCCGAGCACGATTTGTGCTGGGTGGTCTTTCAGGACACGGGCGAGTGCTGGACGTGGTGCAATCAGGACATCCGCGCCGAGAAGAACGTGACATTCGGGAGGCCGCCACATGATCGACCATAAAGCAGCCCTGCGGGCGCTGGCGGCGCAAGACGGCTGCAAGGCGTCGCTGCTGGCCGCTGCGCACATCGAGTATATCGAGCGGCAGCTCGCGAGCTCGCGAGACTACTCGGAAAACCTCCGGCGCAAGCTGGAGCGCGTCCGCCACCAGCGCAACGAGCTGCGGCGGCAACTCACGGAGAAAACACATGGCGGAGATACTGCTGGTTGCAATTGTTGTAGCGACCTGGCTGACGGGTGTGGGGATGATCGTCGCGACGGTGGCGCTGCTGTGGAGCCTGTTTAATGACCGACGATGAGCTGGACGAGCTGGCGTTGGTGATCTGCGCGGCCATTGACGAGGGCGCACCCTGCGCTGACGGGCCGTGTATCAGATGCACCCGGACGGCGGAAGCCGTGGTCGAGTTCCTGAGCAAACAGACCGAACACTAAAAAAAATCCCGGCCTCACAGCCGGGATTTTCGTTTGTTACTTGACCACCTTCAGCCCGGACGTGGGCGGCGCTTCCAACATGTTGCGCAGCTCCGACTTGCTGTGGTCGCGCGCCATGTCAGGCGTGGCGAAGACGTGTTTCTTCGTCGTGTGCGAGGCAGACGCCAGACGCCCCATGTCAACCCACCCGGCCTCTTTGAGGGCGTGCAGCAGCGCGGCCTGCGGGATCTTGACGCCCGCCGGGGCGGACGCAACCAGACGGTCGCAGAGCGCGAAGAACGGCGAGCCGACCACACCGCGCGCGAACTCGCCAGCGCGGACGCGGATCAGATCCACGAGGAACGACTCGGCGATGCTCATGCCATGCTCGACCAGGTTCGCCTTGAACTCGGTGAAGGGCGGCGCTGCGGCCGGGTTGAACTTGGACACGTCACGGGCGTACATCCACGCCGCAACCTTCTCAAACCCTCCGGTTTTGTACCAGCCCCACAGACGGTCGGCATCCGCCGGGGCCATCCGGGGCGCGTTCGACCACAAACAGAACCAGCGGCGGTCCTGCGAGGGAATGCTGATCGGCACCGGGTCGTTCGTAAACGCGAGGACGAACATGCGGTTGAGCATGTTGTAGGGATGCAGCCCCTTGCGGTTGACGACGATCATGTCGGGCGGGGCGGCGATGACGGGCTTCAGCTTGTTCGCCAGCGCGCGACGCTGCGCCGCCTCCGGCTCCTTCAGCTCGTTGAGGATCAGGATCTCGCTCTCAAGCTGGTAGCCCCACTGCGACGACAGCGCGTCGTTGTCGATTAGGCCCCGGTTGCGCAAGTTGGGGCCACAGACAGCCCAAATAAACGGTGCCCACATGCTATCTTTGCCACAGCCCTCGTCACCGCCGTGCAGCGCCGCGTGGTTGATCTTGATGGCGGGGTTCTGGATTTTGAAGGCCATCATATCCAAGACGTGCTCCAGCTCCGTAGGCTCCTGCACCAGCAGCCTGCAATGGTCCAGCCACGGGCTGACATCGCCGGGTTGGACGCTTGACACGTCCGGCCGCGCGTTGCGCCAGCGGTTGCCGAACACCTCGCCGTCACGCGCGACCAGCACGGCCTCGCCAGCGGCGTAGGTGACACCGCGCAGCAGCCGGGCGTTCATGGCCTGGCGGTTCTCGTCGAAGCAGATTGACGCCTCGACCTTGCGGCCGTTGTGGATCGACTGGCAGGGGACGTGGCGATAAATCGCGTTAAAGGTCGTGCGGCCCAGCTCGCGGCAGTCGCGGATGTCGAAGAACGAGTCGTCGTCGGAGATGTAGGCGAAGCGTTCGTACCAGTCTTTCTTTTCAACGCGGCCCAGCTCCTTGCGCTCCACGTCCGCTATCACCTTGGCGGCGTCGTCGGTAAACATGTCGGATGGCGTCATCTTGGACAGGGCCTTGTTCATGTGTTCGGCCAGCAGCTCGTCACGCAGGCCGGGATTGACGCGCGGCCCACCGTTATCGCAGACCCAGCCCAAGAACGCACGGCTGTTGAAGTCTTCGCAATGGCCGTGGTAGCAGCAGAACGACCGGTCGAGGGGCTTGTAGCGCGCCCCGATCTGGTCGTCGGTGTGCTGCGCATGGTTCGGACAGACGACGCCCATCCAGCCCTCGGCGTTGACGTGCGACAGCACCAGCCCCTTGTCGTTGAGCCACTCCAAGACGCTGTCCTTGCCGGTGTCGCGCAAGCGGAAGCTGATGGCCCTCGCCGTGTCGGCCTCGTTGGGCGTCACGCCAAGCGCGGCGCAGATCTCCGGCAAGGTGAACTCGCGTTCGGGATTAAAGGAAACGCGTCGGGACTTGAACCCATCGCGTCCGGGTTTAAGGTTAGTTGAACCCGGAATGCGGAAGTTCCTCACGGCGTTGGTCGCGCCGGGGTCGGTGTAGCCAGCGGCCGCGATGGCCTTGATGGCTGCGGTAAACTCGGCCTTGGTCGGTTGGTCGCTGAAGGCGTAGCCCCACTGGAACGATCCGGGCGAGGTCTCGATGACCCAGGTCGGCGGGAGCGGCGGCTCTTGCGCCTTCGTGCCGACATCGTCCAGCATCATGCACAGCACGTACTCGCAATGGGCGGCGCTGGCGCTGGGGCGCCCGTCCGTGAAGCGGTCGAGGATGAACGATCCGGTGTTGAGATACCACGCCTCGCCGTCCCTTGGCGTGTGCGTCGGCATGAACGCGGGCCAGCTATACTTGAGCGACCCGTCACCGTGCGTCAGATGCACGCCGCTGCGGATGATCGGCTGCTGCTTGACCAGCAGCGCGGTCTCGCCGTGCTCGGCCAAGCCTTGGATGTATTCAATAAAGTCTCTCATGTTCCCGTCTCCCCGTTTATTTCCCGTATCGTCTCATCGTGTGCGCCTCGATGCCGAGTGGTATTCCCTCGGCCCACGTCGGTGTGGAGCACATGATCCGCTTCATAGCCTCGACCGTGCGGTCGGGGTCGTCCGTCTCTAGGACAATCTCATCGTGGACATGCAGCACGGGTTCGAACCCCTCCGCGTCCAACTCGCGCAGCGAGTAGCGCAACAGGTCGTTGGCCGTCGCTTGCG